TAAGAACAGCCATCACTTCTGCACCGGCTGAAGTCTCAAGACATATCCCTACATCTGAGAATAGTAAATCAGCCGCCGCAACTTTGGTCACGGTGTTTGCTCCAGAGATAGAAACTCTTTCTCCAGCGGTGATTGCTGCACTTCCTTTAATATCAAAGATTCCACATGTGTAAGCTGAGATTGTAGTTGCTCCATCATTCGCAACTTTCTCGTGTGCCGCAACGCCACAAAATGGATCGTTGTCTGCACTTGTTGCAATTGCTGTTCGGTTGTCTGTTAGTTTTAACAAAGTCCCTTTCAGAATTGTTGCACCATCTGCACATGTGTATCTAACTGGGTTCCCTTTATCACCCAAAAGTTCAATTATAACTGCTTCATCTGCCATATTCCTTCACCTCTTTTTATAAACCGCTTCCAATCAATACTGCTCCATCTGCTGACTTTGCAATATCTTGCAAAGCAATTCCAACTTCAGCAAACAATGTGGCGTTATCTACAACATCAATTTCGTTGGCGGCTTTAATTTGAACTCGCATTCCAGCAGTTAATGCTGTGGTTGCAGAGTTTGTTAATTTAAAAATTCCATGAGTATAACAAGCAAGAGTTGTGCTCCCATCACTTATAACTTTTTCAGCAGCAGCAATTCCACAAAAAGGTTTATCATCTCCATCTGTTGCTTCAGCTGTTCTTGGCTCAATAACTTTCATGAGAGTTCCTTTAGGGATTGCAACACCATCAGCCACTGTATATCTCACAGGTCTGCCTTTTTCTTTTCCTAATAATTCAATGATTGTTGCAACTGCCATGACATAAACTATATTATAAATAATATTTAAGTCTTTCTGTAAAACCTTTATATGGAGCTTGGATTGATTTTTAATAGAATTAAAGTTAGATCATTAAAATATCGCTTCGAGATTTTAGATCTAAGAGAAGTTTTTCAATAGGGCTTAACTCAACTACCTGTGTTTTAATCCATCAATCTCTTTGAGTTAACACATTCAAAATCTCTGCATCGCTGAGGTCTTTTATCATATATCTTGCAGAGATTATCTTTTCCTAAATGCTCACATCGAGCAACCATTCTTACAATTATAGCTTTAACATCAACAAAGTTTGTTCCATAGATTTTTTTAAATGTTGGAATAAAAGATTCTTTTCCTTCACTAACATTAATAACAAATTGATTGCAACACTTCCCACATTTTTGGCAACCATAAGACTTGCGTTTAGATTTATTAATTTCCCTCTTAGCAGTTTTCAGCTTTTCCTTCATGCTCATTTTTTTAGTTTGAATCCTGCCATCCTTTCAAGTCCTGTTCCTTCAACCAGTGTTCTTGCTGAATCTTCAACTTTATCTGCTTGTGTTTTTTCTCTGCCTGCTGGTGCTCTGCCTGACAACATCAAGTCTGCTCCAGCTTTTTTTGCTTCCTCTATATTCTTAGCAAAGATTTTATTCTGCTCAACCATACCTTCCAGAATTCCTTTAGCTTCATCAATAGGATTTCCTTCTTCTTTCTCATCTTCAGCCTTTGAATCATCTGAGGATTGCTCCTCAGATTCTTCCTCCTTCTCCTCTCCTTCTTTATTATTTTCTTCTTCAGCCATTTAAACCACATCCTTATTTTTTTGCAATATATCTATCACTAAATATTGTGAGCGCGATTGTGTTATTTTCAATTGCTTTGATAACTTTCTTTTGAATAAAACTTTTGTCCCATATAAAATAAATAATCATGATTCCGAGAACGCCTTTGTCAATCAATTGCTCACTAAACAAACCCATCATCTATCCAAAGCCTCCGTTTCTTTCTTCAGACTCGAATCTTTATTTTCATCACTTATTAAATCTGGAGCTATGTTTGCAGGGAATTCGAAATTGATATCAATTCCAACTTGAGCTTTCAATTGTTCTTCTAAAAACAATTGGTTAAACTCAACAACTTGTTGCCATCCAAGATAAAGCATTTTTGATTCACTCTCTTTACTTCCACTAATTCCCATTACCATAGCAGGAACGCCTTCAGCTTTTAGCAATTCTGTTTGCAATAATTTTAACCAAGGCATAGGGTCAAGAGCCGAGAATTGAGGAATACTTAAAGTTTCAAATTTATCCACAGTTCCCTTAGGAATGATTAGGTTTTCTGCTTTCTCAATTGTAGAATCAACTTTGCTTTTGAAATTGGAGATTTCTGTTTTGTCGTCTGTGTCAACAGAGAAAATCCAAAGAGGTTTAACATATCTATGAAACACAACTCGCATGTCATTCATTGCTTCCCTTCTCATTTTTAGAACAGGAGCCAGTTTGTCCGCAACACTCTGTCCGTGAATTTGGTCTGCCATTCGATTATATGCCAAGTGAAATATTTCTTCTCTTGCGAATGGCTCTCCTTTTGAAATAGTTTCTCCCTGGGCATAGACTTTATAATTTTCAATAGCTCCGTTTTTGTTTGCGAAAACTTTAACAGAGCTTGGATTAAGTGGCTTCAAGTTTTTCAAGTCGCCTCTTTTATTTCTAATAATCTCTGCATAGAAATCACCACCCAATGTGTAAGTCTTTACTGCGTTATACATGATAAGGTTGAATGTGTCCAATCCGTTTCCCCTCATTAAGTCCAATGCTTTCTGAGTTTTTCCTTTGAAAAGTTTATTTATTTTGTAACCTTTCCCCACAACATATTGAGCTTTCCTGTCAATCATTCCTGCTAATTCAGATATAGCCAAGTAAGCTCCGAGTTGATTTTCCCAATTTGAATTTTGATAGGTTAACTGTGTTGTGCTTGAAGCAGCAGCCCAATTGTAAGAACTTGGATAGAGGCTTGCGCTTTGAGCGGCTGCTGTGTTTGCATAATCCTTTGAGGAAAAATCCGTATAGTCCGCCGAATCTATTTTTGTATTTGCCATTTTATCATGCGATTATATTCAAATCATCAAGAGCAAGATTTGTTGTTCCCATCGCTCCGTTTGGTAATGTGTTAGTTCCTAAGTCCTGGATTGCGCCAGTTATGTTTCCCAAGCATTGATTCCCAGAGATTATAGTTTTGTCACAAGTATTGTCTGAGATGTTTATTCCATAGCCTGTATTACTCCAACATCTATTTCCTATAACGATATTATTATCAGAAGCCTTTAAATAAATTCCATCTACATTTGAAAAACTATGGTTAGATTTAACAATACAATTGTCTGCATCGTCGAGATGAATTCCATTGGAAGTATTTGAGATTAATGTGTTTCCTAAAATTAAACAGTTGTCCAGGGTTTCTGAAAAGATTCCATACTTGCAACTCTTTATCCAATTCCCTTCAACATTTGTGAACTCTCCTTCTGAAACAACTTCGATTCCGAATTCGCAATCCGAGATCCAATTGTTCTGGATCCGAGATTCGTTGCAATTCTGAATCTCAATTCCTTTAGAATTAATTGAGTCTGCTCCATCGATGAAAAGGTTTTCAATTAACAGGCCATGTTTTGCACTTGCATAGATTGCAGAGATTCCAGTTGTTATTTTTATTGCTGTTGCTTTTCCAACACCCACAATAGAAACATTGCTTTTGGTTATCTCAATTTTTGCTGTGAGATTATAAGTTCCTTCTTTAACATAGACAACACCGCCACCATCAGGAATTAAATCAATGCCTTCTTGAATAGTTTCTGCGTCCCCACTCCCATCTTGAGCCACAACAATAGTTGCTTGTCCAGCTCGAATCCCTTTTTGTTTTACTCCTTCATCAAAACTTCTATTGTGTGAGAACATGCTTCTGTTGTGCCTATTTCCAAATCCTAAATTAAGTGTCATATTAATGTCCATGTTGAGAATTTTTGGTCTTCGAGTATTACTTTTATTTCTTGCCATCTTGCCCAAAGAATGTTTATCATGTTCTCAGCTTCTATTCTTGAAGTGTATCCACTCATATCGTATTGAATAACTTGAATTGCTGAATAGGTAGCTGCTGCTTCTCTTAACAAATCTTTTGCAATATCTGTAAGCAAAGCATAGTTTGTCACATAATCATATCTGCAAAGGGCGCAAATCACTCCTTCAGCTCCATTGATATAATCATCCGTATATGCAACCGTAGTAGAAACAACGCTTGCATTTGCTCCAGCAAGTTTTATAACATTCCCATTGTTGCAAAGAATTCCAGTTGCCATGATTTCGCTAATAGACGAATAGTTTTAAATTTTTCGCTTTTGGTGCCCAACATGCACGGACGAAGGCTTCGGCTAAATGAGAATATTTCCCCTTTATCTTAACATTTTTGTTTGCCGTATACTCGAATGTCATACTTCTGAGGCTTCTTGCTAACTTAATGCTGTTTATCAATTCCACCTTCCCACCCTCCATCATCATCGAAGCATTAGAATATAAATCCTCTTTGAATATTTTTCCAGTATGCCCATCAGGGTCTACAGTTTTACAGGCATTGTTTAAAGGCAAAACTTTTCTTCCGAGTTTATCAATCAGCATGTCAGTAACTCCGGCGCCGACTCCTGCATCATCTATAAAAATTCTATTGAAGTTATATTTTTCATGCTTTATGAGAATGTGATTTGTAGTTCTCACAAGATTAATTCTTTCAGTTGTTTCAATATTAACAATTCGCATGAATCCACTTGGTTGCATTTCCGCAACCACGAAAGCATTTTCATCAGCTCCATATCGTGCCAGGTCAACACCGAGAAAATATTTGCAGTCCTTCTTGAAATCATTTTTGAAGTTCCAATCCATGAAGGTCATCCTTTCTTTTATTAATGCACTTGGAAAAAATTGCTGGAATTCATCCACGAATTCGCCCAAATATTCTTGAGCATATTCCATTCTTGATAGTCTTCGCTTTTCTTTTCTCAGGAAATCTTTAGGAATCCTGTCGCAATCTTCTGAGGATATATGAAACTGCATGAAGTCATCATCCATACAACAATCGTAGAAGTAGCCACCTTTTCCAAAAGGAGTTGACAAAAGAATAATCCAACCCAGCCCTCTTAGTTTTCTTGAAACAGCAATCATAGGACGAACAGCCAGCCATACAGCTTCAGGAATAAAGGCTCCTTCATCTCCGATAAGTAAATCCAAAGCTAAACCTCGTATAGTGTGACCTGTCGCTCCAGCAGGGAGCGAAAGGATTTTGCTCCCGTTCTTTAATTCGAGTTCTGTCCGTGTGGGTATCTTAGCGTAGATGCCGTTCTCGAAGTCATAAACCCTCTTTAGTTCTAAGTTTTTCTTCTGGCTAAGCTTTGGGTCTTGTTGATATCCACCTGCCTTTAGAATAGCTTTATCGTGTTCGATGTCAACCTCAGCTCTTGCTTTTTCAAAGAGCATAAAACTTTGCCGTTGCGCAGCTCCGATTATTAAAGTGTTGGAGCCTTCATATTCCAGGGCAAACTTCGCCGCCTTCTTTGCGACGACAGTGCTTTTCCCCACTTGCCTTCCTGCTCTAAGCGCTATGTTTCCCTTGTGAGCCAGGACAGCTCTTTGCCATTTATCTAAATTCATTATGCTAAACTCGCCTTCATCTTTGATTTCAACTTATCTCCTGCTTCAACCTCAGCTCTCTGCTTCTCTGCTTCTTCTTCTGAGGTTAACCCTCCATGCTCAACAATCTTTTCTTTAGCCATAAACCTTAGCTTTTTGGTTACTTCTAAATCCATGAGTTGTTTCCTCAGGGCGTCTTCGCTCGACTTTTCCAAAACCTTCCAGTCCTGAAGGTCTAACTCAAATTTCTCTCTGTAATTTGACCATAGTTTCTTTTTCATTGTAGTTTATCTCCTGATAGTAACCTATCAATTCTTTCTATTCTTAATCTTGCTTCATGTGCAATCTCACCCATAATCTTACAAACTCTTTTCTGTCCCTGATATTTCTTAGCTTCTTTTAAAAACTCTAATTCTATTTTCTCCAGAAGCAAACAATCATCTATCATCTGAAAGATACAACCTGCAACCCTTACCTCAATCAAACAATCATCTATCATCTGAAAGTTATCTCCAGCCAAACTAAATTCTTCTGTCATTGTTCCTCCTGAGATTCCATCTCTCTAACAAACTTCCTGGCGTTGAAGCAATCCTTAATCTTTAGTTTCAGGTCTGCCAGATCTTCGAAGTAGATCTTGAACCTGGCTCCAGCCTTTCCAAACTCGAAGGAGTGTGGTCTGTCATTCTTGTAAATGTGTTCAACTCTCTCACATCTTGCGACATGAAGCATTTCTTTTTCTTGTTTATCCATTTGTATTTGCCTCCATGATTATTATTTTAAACGAATTTTAAACGAATTTTAAACGCAAACCGAGTCAGGAGCGAATAAAGGGAGCGAGGCAACACCGGCTGCGGAGCGCAAACTCTCCCTCTCCCAGTCTT